TCATCGGCGGGATCGGCAAAGGTCCGTTGCTGCCAGGACGCGGCGGCGGTCAGGAGCACGGTCATTTGATCCTCGAACACCGTGCCCGGATAGAGGTTGAGCGGCGCATCGCCCCAGCGGCCTTCGCGCACCTCGATTTGCACATCCTGAAACTCAAAGAGCGGCGTCTCGTCAATCATGGGCGCATCGACCACGAGCGGCCCATAGCCCACGACGAACAGGCAGCGCAAGTACTGCTCATTGCCCACGATCTCGGTATAGGGCAAGGCCCCAAACGGCGGCACAAAGCGGTGGCGTCCGAAGTGCGCCGGGATGACGCCCCAGGGCCGCGCATCGTTGGTGGCCTGGGTGAGGCTAAAGGTGGGGCTGCGCTCAGGGGAGCCCCCGCCGCTCTGCACCAGCGCATTGGCACGGGCCAGCATCGGCGGGCGGATCGGCATGAGGGCGTTCAAGCCCATCGTGACGCCGGTTGAGAGCCCGGCCCCTAAGATGCCGCCGGCAATCCCCGCGCCCAGCTTGCCGAGGACCGGCACCAGGAGGGGGCCGAGCACGAGTGTCCCGACCAGCGCCGCCGCAATCCCGGCAATGGCAATCAACACGGTGCGCACCACGCGGCCTTGCGGCACAAAACGCACCAGCAGCGTGTGCCCGCCCTTGGGCCGAATCAGCGGCCAGTGCGCGGGCTCGATGGACTCCCCCGCGAACCAGACTTGTAGCGTACAGTCTCGAATCGGCCGCAAGCCGAGCGTTGCCAGCCCTTCGAGGATGTTCAGCCCGGCCGGAAACTCCGCCCAGTCGGGCTGCGTGCGGAAGGGATTGGCGTACACCGCCACCCGCACCCAGTGCCGCACCTCCAGGGCGGTTTGTGGCCTAGACGCGAGCGGGATGGCGATAGATGCCCGCAACACGGGCAGCAAACACGAGTCCGTCATAGCGCTCCACGACACTATTTAAGCCGACATCGGTATGCAGCATGTACCCAGGGCTCACCACGAGCCCCACATGGCGCACCCAGCGCCCCTGCGTGATCGCCACCAGATCCCCTTCACGCGCCTGATCACGGGGCACCTCTTGCCAGGCCGGACCCGAGGTGACGATGTGCTCCTGGGTCACGCCCCGCGCCCCTGGCGTCCAGTGCGGCAAGGTAATCTGCCAGCGCTCCCGGTAGATGAGTCGCACGAGGCTATAGCAGTCATGCTGCACATACGGCACGTCCACATAGGCTTCGACCCAGCGCGGGATCATCGAAAGAGCCCTGGGAATGCCGACGGGGTAAAGCTGCCCGCCGGGTAGGGCTCCAGCACGAGCGAGCGATAGCCCAACGGAATGGCAATGCTCTCCTCGGTCAGCGAATAGCTCAGCATTTCCAGCCCCGTTTGCATCATCTGCACCGTCTCCGGGTCACTGGCCAGCACCAGCTCCAAGGTGCAGCGCGGCGCCCCGACCACACTCCGCAACAACGGCACCAGCTCCCGGCCCACGTTGCTAATCACCAGCCGCGCCCCACGGGGGGCATCGTCGCCCGACTCCGGCGGGATGGCATCGAACGGGACAAACTCATACCAGTTGCCCCGGCTGAACGTCGCATAGCGCGGCAGATCGTTGTCGATGCGCGTGGTCGGGTCGCTGCTGAAGCGATAGATGGCATTCGGATTGCTCTCATGCACGATGGTGACCAGGCAAATCAATACCTCGTCCGTCTCTTGCGCGAAGATGGCTTGCAGAAATGTCGACGATAGCGGCATTAGAGCGCCACCCTCCAGGTCAAGCCTTGCGGCGGCGGCCGCTGAATGGTGCTGCGCTGCTCCCAGATCAGCGACAGCAACGGGACGCCTCCGGTCCCGCCCTCGAACAAGCCCGGCTCGAAGAGCCCCGCCTCAAACAGAAAGCCGCCGCTGACGCCACCCGCCCCCGAGATCGACACATGCCAGAGTTGCGCATAGGCGTCCAGGAGGCTCAAGCCGTTAGTGCGGGCCAGGCCCGTGCCAATCGCCGGCGGCGCGTCTGTGACCTGCACATCGCCCAGCCGATCCAGCGAGAGATACCAGAGCCCGCTCACGGTATCCGGCAATTCGAGCCAGTACGGGGCCGAGGGCGTCAGGTCCGCGCCAAACGGCGGCACCGCCACCGGCGCCTGCAGCTCAGCGCTGCTCTGGTCCGCTTCCGCGTCGACCAGCAAAAAGCGCGGCGTATGCTCCTGGTCGCGCATCGTGCAGTAGGTCGGCATTAGTTCAGCACCTCTAACGCGATGCGAATGGTGTACAGGAGTTCGCTGGCCCCCCGCAGCGTGGTCCTCACCGGCGGCGTGCCCGGCTTGAAGCGTAAGAAGAGGCTCATGAAAAAGAAGGGTAAGCTCCCCCCCCGCAGCGTGCCGCGCCAGAATTGCTCGAAGAGGACGAGTTGCGCCTGGGTCATCGGCGGCAAGGTGCCCTCTAGGGTCTGCACTCCTGCCGTGGTCTGGCGCCGCACCTTGGCTGGGCCGGTATCCATGGCACTAAAGACGAGCGGCTGCTCGTAGGTGTGCGTCTCGCTACCCAGCAAAAATCCTGTCGGTAGGCCCACAGGCCAGTACGCCGGCATGGTTATCTCCCGATGAGCTGGGGCTGCAAGCCATACGTGCCGCGCATGGTCCGGGCGTAGGCGTTGTTGGGACTCGCCGCCTGCCCGGCCATCATTTCATCAATCACGACATCGAGTTGCACGCTGCCATTCGGCCCGGTCGTCTGCTGCTGACTGACGGTGGTGTTGTTGGCGTTGTTGATCACGTTGACGGTCACCGCGTCCGCTGCCGACCGGCTTGTGTGCACATCAGGCATGGTGATGGTGGGATCGGGCACGGAGGGGACATTCGGCGCGGGTGGCGTTTTGACCGCCGGTGTCCCACTGGCCGGAGCCGCAGCGCCCGGAATGAGCGTGCCGAGCCAGGAGGCGACCTTGGCAAAAAACGTGGTAATATCGGTCGCTTTCAGATCCTTAAAGGCTTGTTCTAGGGCCTTCAGCAACGGCTCCGTGACGATCAGGCGCAGCGCCAGCCGGTGTAAATCCTCCACCAGCCCGCCCAACACCTCGTTGAAATCCGCGCCCGCCACGGCGGCATCCTCGAAGGCTGAGGTAAACACCAGCCCGAAGTCCCGCACGGCGTCGTTGGTCTCGTTCAGGGCCTGCAGTTGCTCATAGAGCCCGGCATCGAGGTTGCCCAACACGCGCTCAAATTGCGCGGCGGACAGCGCCCCGGCTTCGTGGAGCCGGGTCAGCTCTGCGAGGGCGCGATTGTAGGTGTCGAGCGGCGTTTCGTTGGCCTGGAGAATCGCCCCGGCACGTTCGAGGTTGTCTAGCCACTGGCGCGTGGCCGGATCGGCGCGGCTAAATTCTTGCGATAACGCCCCAACCGCCTTGGAGAACGTCTCGACGGGCAAGAAGGGTTGTAAGCGTTGCAGTTCTTCGAGTTGGCGCCGGAAGGTATCAATGGGCGCTTCCGCCGACTCCATGGCGGCTGTCAGCGCGTCGGCGCGGTCCTTGTCGTCGGCCTCCATGCGGGCGTTCGACTCCCGCACAAACTCCTCGAGTTCGCGTCGGGCGTCGCGTTCGGCGTCGGTGGCAGCCTTGGCGGCCTTGGCGGCGGCGTCTTTGTCGGGGAGGGCTCCCGTGCGCGTGGGACGTGGCGGCGGCGTGATCGGCGGCTCTAGCCCAAAGCCCACGGTACCCGGTGGTTCGGTGGCCAGGGCAATCGATTTGCTGAGGGCCTGCGCCTCCTGATTCAGCGCTTGCATCGCCGCCTCAGTGTCCTTGATCTTGCGGAGATTCTCCTCTTGTAGCAGGGCCGGAAGCTTGTCTTGCTGTGACAAGAGTAACCCACGTTGCCGATTCAGCTTTTCGAGTTCGCCGGCAATTTCAACCGTGCGGCCCAGCGTCTTGTCCAGCCCCGTGGTGGTGCCCATCACCTGACGGATGGCCAGAAAGATGCGCTGGAACACGGGCAGCAGCGTCACAACCAAATCTTTGGCGAGCCCGCCCGCGGAGACTCGAATGCGGTCCATCGCATCGTTGAAATCGTCGGCCGCCCTGGCGCTTTCCTGGCTCCAGGTAGCAAACAGGCGGTCGGATTCTTCGCGGAGCCCGACCATCCCGCGATCGGCTAGGTCTTGCATAAACGCCGACATTTCACTGGCGCTGCGCCCCATCAGACGCAGGGCAATCACATTCTTATTGCTGCTATTGGTCACCTCATCCAGGCGTTTGGCGACGAGTTCCAGCATCTTGACCGGCTGGCCAGAGAGCTGTGCGAGGTCGGCGGTACTGATGCCCAGGGCCGCATAGGCGTCTCGGGCATCGCCCGCTTGCTGTGTGGCTTCGATGAGGGACTGATTCAGAAAGCGGATGCTGCGGGCGACATCGCTGATGTTGGTGTCGTTGAGTTGGGCGGCCACCCGCAGGGCCGACAGATCCTCGACGGTGGCCCCGGTCTGGATGCTCAGGCGGTTGAGTTCGTCGCCCACCTGGGTCACACTCTTGGTTAAGGCGAGCAACCCCACGCCCGCTGCGGCGGCAGCCGTGATAGGCACAAAGGCCGCAGAAATCGCCGTCCCGAGCGCGGTAAAGCGTCGTGAGAGGCCATCCACAATGCCACTCATGGCCGTCGTCGAGCGCCCCATCTGCCCTTCGGCATCTTTCAGGGCCGCATTGAACCGGGCCGTCTCCAGTCGGAGTTGCGCGACCACGTCCTCAATCTGGGCCATCGGTCTCTCGCTCGATCACGGTGCCGCCCAGGCTCCGCACAAACGCCTTGGCCAGCGCAATCTCTTGCTCCGGGGTCCGTTGCGCGGGCGCGGGGGCCTCCGGCGCCTCCGGCGTCTCCCACTGATGCACGAGAAAGTCCTCCAGGCGGTACGCTGGCGTCTGTTTGCCCCGGTGGATGTTGGCTAACACCATGGCGGTCACGGCGGCGCGGCGATCCGCGCGTTGCTCCCGCCGGCGCCACGTCTGCGTCAGGGCGTCAAAGGCACGAAAGGTCATCCCTCGGTACTCCCCGTCACCGAGGCCAAGCTCGATCCGTCCAAAGGCCCAGAGGCCGAGCCAGTCATAGCGCTGTCCAAAGGGCGGTCATCGGGTGTCCCTCCGTTGCCGTTCGGCGCTGGCTGACTGAGTTCCATGCAGCGGCGCAGGGCTTCCACGACTTCGGCCAGGTTGCCCATGTGCAGCCAGGGGCCGACATCACTCGGGGCCAGGCCAGGATCTTCGTAGAGCAGCGCCGCCCAGACGATGTAGCGCAGGTTGCGCAGCCGCATGAGCTGGCTGCTGCTTAATACTTCAAAAATGCTCAGGTCTTTCCCTGACAGCGCAATCAACGCTTCCTCTGCCCGTTCCAGGGCCGGAATGTCCAGGCAGAGGTGGCGCGGCTTATCCAAGGTGATCGGCACCAGTGGCGGTGTAGGCATCAGATCCCCTTACGCAAAGGTCGGCGTGCCATCGACGCGAATGACGCTCTGCGCCTGAATCGCTGTCGCCGTGCCGGCCGGGGCCGCCACATTCCACTGCCGCACGAAGCCGGTAAAGGTCATCGAGTAATCGGGGTTGAAGCCGGTCCACAGGAGGCGCATGAGCTTTTTCAGCCCAGACGTATAGAGGCTCTGCAGGCCGTTGGTGTTGTCGTGTGTGGGATCGCTGGGCAGCCAGTTGATGGTGAGGGCAATCTCGCCACTGGCCGGCCCGGCAATGTAATTGCGATAGCTCAAGGGCTCATTGTGGATACTCGTATCCACCTCGTCCCGGCTCGTGCTGTAATCCACCTGTGTTTGTTCGCTGACAGTGATCCACCCGCCCGCCCCATCGGTGAGCTGCAAGAGGGTGCCATGCGCGGACACGGCATTGCTGGCCATGGATTAGCCTCCTAACTGGGTCACGACAAAGTTGACCGCCCAGCGCGGCCGGTGCCGCTCATCCCGTGCCAGGGCGAACGGGGGCTGGATCGGTTGAATGGCGACATAGCTGGTGCTGTCGCACAGCGCCTCATACGCCGCCTGCATGCGGTCGCGGCCCTGCGCATAGTCATCATCACGGCAACAGAGTTGTACGCCGGGACGATCCAGCGCGGGCCATGGCTGATTGTGGATGTACGAAGGGGGTTGCCCGGCGGTCTCAAACAGGGCCAGGGCGGCGTCGGGGGCATCGGGTAAAAGCCCTAAGAACAGATCGGTGCCCCGTGTGGCGAGGTTGGCCTCTTCAAGAGTCGTGGCGAGTGTTTCAAGGAGGCCCATCGAGTGAATACCCCACACCAACATGCCGTTGGCTGGGGCTTCTTCCTGCCGGGCCGTGAGGCGCGGTGGTTCATGCTACCAGCGGAGTGATCTATTCCCGCAAGCGGCGGGATGTCTTGTCAATAAGGCTTACATCTTGTGCAATTATACCATCCTTGATGACAATTTCAATCGTGATACCTCCATACCACCCCCGACAGAGCGTGCGATCCCACAGCTCACCTAAGATGGCCTGGAGTGCCACAATCGCTTGCTCATTGGCCGGATTATGCTTGATGCGCTCAAAGCGCGCATCGACCAGCGGGGCGATCGTCTCCCCGTAGGCGTTCTGCCGCAGCGGGTGGCTCATGGCTTTTGATCGCCCGTGACCATGGGTGCCACGAGAATTTGATTCGCCGCTTTGCCGTAGCCGATGACCGTGACCCGATCGGTGGAGAGCAAATCGCTATAGGGGGCAATCCCCCCAGCCGTGCGGGGCACCACGTAGACTTGCCCCACGGCAGGCGCCGCCCCAGCCCCCAGGGTAATCAGCCCCGTCTTGACCGCCTGCACGGGCTGCCCAATCCCGGCCCCATTCAGGGCGATGCCGCCAAAACTGGCCTCCAGGGCCGTGCCGTCGCACTGCGCCAGCGCCCATTGATTGTTGGCGTTGAGGTAGAGACTCTGCCCCGCCGTGACCGCGACCGAGCTATAGCGCGTTTCGACTTGGGCCCCGGTCCCGACCACGACTTGCGTCGGAGTAATCGTCAGGTCAGGCATCGTGCAGACTCCTTTAGCCGCGCAAGTCCGCCGCCAAGCGGGCATCCAGGCCCGGCAGCGCTTCGCGGACGCTCTTTTCCAAATACTTCGCTTCCCCGACGACATGCCGCGCCGTCAGGTCCTCATGCACGATCAAGGCATAGGGCACCGCTGGCCCGCCAAAGCTCAGCGTCACCGTGATACTCTGCCCCACGGTCACCGGCGCGGACACGAGCCCACTGGAGCGCAGGGCGCCCGTATCCACCGGCGTGCGCAACTTCGCCGCCGTCATGATGCGTTCGCCTTCGCGGTACAGGGCTCCACCCGCCCGCGCCACTTTCTGCACCCCGTAGCGCTCTAAGGCCCGCCGAAACTGCGGCAGGTTCGACCAGGTGAGGCTAACCGTCTGCTGTGCCATGGGCCTCCTTGGGGACCGGCTCGCTCAGCGTCAGGCCCAGCGTCGTGGCCGGTAGTGGCTTCGTGGCCATGCGGAACAACTCATTAAACGCTTGCAGCATCAACTGCTGCCCCGCGAGAAAGGTGGCCTGAATCCGTGCCAGGTCATCCATTAGATGCCTTGCCGTCGCGCCCATGCCATTTCATCGATTGCCGGGGCGGGTATCTCATGTTGTGGGTCATCCGCCGGAATGGGGACGAGACGATAATGCCTCAGCGTTTCACACAAGCTTTTCGTCTGAGTGGCCGTGAGATTGCATGTAAACGTCACGATGGCCTTATCTTCGGCTGGAAGATCGATCCGAATATGTGTGCATTCCTCTGGGAATCCTGGCCATAATAGAGATAACGCATGACCGACCTCATGACCTAAAATAGGCATCGTGGCCATTGCGGATTTCCTCCCGTCGCCTAGGGCTTGGACTGCGGCACGCTGAACGTGAGCCCGAGACTGCTCGCCTGATTGATCACATGCAGCGTGATCTCTTCGAGAATGCTGGCGATGCCGCTGCCCAGATCGGCATCGGCTTCCACCGCATACAGCGTGTCCACCGGGCCGGGCTCCCCTCCGGGCAGCGTTTCACTCACGAGGAACATTTGATGCCCGTCGGGCTTGCTCCCATCCCAGAGCGGATGCGCTGGATCACTCAGGAGCGTGCCGTTGCCGGCCACGACATTCCACGTCGGCACGCCGTCAATGGGGCCATCGGGGTTCAGGGTGACCAGCACCATTTGCGTATCGTTGATCGTCGCTTCCATGGGGAACCTCCTAGAAGTACACCGCTGCGCACCAGTAGACGCCGTTCACATCCGCTAAGCGATCCACCCGCAGCGGGGGTGGCATGCTGCCATCGGGCAAGGTAAAGCGATCCAGCACGCCCATGGCCGCTTCCGTAGCGATATACACTTGTGTCGTACTCACGACTTCCTCGCCCAGCAAATCCCGCACGAGGCGCGTGCTGTAGTCAATGCGGGCCTTGCGCGCCACCGGGGCCGCATAGCTCCGTTGCCCATAGGCATCCGGCCCGGCATAGGCCGCATGCTGGATGGTGTCGTGACTCCAGGCGAGCAGCACGTCACGGGCGCTCACTACCAGGCCCTCACATTGATGCGATAGGGGGCCATCAAAAAGAGCACCTCACCCGGCAGAATCGTCGCCCCCACGGCGCCGCCGCCACTGGTCGGATCGGCATACGTCACACTCACCGGCCCCACCTTTTCGCTAATCACCGTGCCCGCACTGGTCCCGCTGCTGCGCATGCCATCGCTGAGCAGCAGACACGCCGCCTGCTTCACATCTTCACCGACCAGCGCCGTCTCGGGCCACCAGCCGCCGCTCGTGATACTCACCGTCCAAGCCCCACAGGATGCCGGCCAGCCACTTTTGTGCTGGAGTTGCCCCAGCTCGCCCGCCAGGTAATACTCCGACGCCTCCACCGTATGCCCCTCATCGTCGATGATGCTGGCAATGCTCTGCACCGGGCGGCGCTTCAGAAATAGCGTGCGCAGCCCCCACAGGGGCATCTGATGCCGCTCGCTGTAGGCGCGCTGGACAAAGTAACTCCCGGTCGCCCCTTCGAGCCGCCGTGTCACGGCCTCGATGAGCGGGACCATGCGCTCGTAGGCCATATCTTCCGGCGTCAACCCCAGGCGTTGCAGGGCTTCGGCATAGGTGATCACATCGGTGAGGGCCATGGATTAGCGTCGTCTCCCGCGTGGCTCCTCGGCCTTGTCCTCATATGCTTCCTTGCCCTCCTCTTTTGCTTCCACCGCCCCTTCAGGCTGAGGTGTTGGAGGATTCGGATGCGCCTTCAGGTACTCAGCGAGCCCAAGTTTTTCCGCCTCCCGATCCTCGATTGCTGCCCCCAGCCCCCCGACCAGGAATGCAGCATGCGGATCATTCTCCTCGCACAACTCCCCTTCAGCCGTCCTCGCTAACCGCCGTGGTAGCATCATCGCGCCTTCCCCTTCCTGGGCTTGGCCTTGGGCTTGCTTGCGGGTTTTCCCCGTGTCGGCGTGGTTGTCATGCTCCCTCCAGTAGCGACGAAAGTTCAGCGGCATTAGGTCTGCGCCCCCACGAGCGTCCAGGTCGGCGCGGCAGCCGTGCCGGTGTTGATGTAGAGCTTGGCATTCGTGGTATCAATCATCAACGCCCCCTTGGGCGCCCCACCCATGGTCGCATCAACGCCGGCCGTCGTCTCGGCGATGGCAAAGGTCAGGGTCGAGCCCGCCGTCAGTTGGGCAACCTGCATCGTGGGCTGGGCTCGCTTCGCCACATTGGCCCCCGAGAAGGTCAGGAGGACCGTCCCAATGCCCGCCGTGACCGTGCCGGCGGTGGCGACGATCTGTGCAGTGCCATATTTGGCATCCAGGGCCGCATTCATGGCTGCCAGGAGGGTGGCATTGACCGCACTCCAGGCAATGGCCTCGGTATGGATACCTTGATGCGTCAAGCGGAAGCTAAACGCCCCGCCCGTCCCGCCGATCGTGAGGGTTTGGACCTCATCTGTCCCTGCAACTGGGGCGCCCGCATTGAGATAGGCATAGCCGATGGTTTCCGTTGGCATCGTTCCTCCCTTCGGCTTAGGTCAAGCCCGTCACGTTGCACAGGGCCGCCGGACGATAGACTGCTAGGCCCGCACGCATCGTACATCGCACGACCTGCCGCCCATTGATAAAGTCATCGCCGGTGTAGCCTACGAGGACTTCGACGCCCTGACGAATCCACAGTTGGGTATGATTGACATAATCGCCTGTCTGAGCGGTGCCAAGTGGCATGGCTTGCGGCAGCAGGGTCGGTACGCCCCACATCCGCATTACAGCCCCATCCTGTGGAGGCCCCCAGATATACTGGCCCGTCGTATCTTTGAGCAAGCGGATCGGCTGGAAATTCGTCGGATGGATCAGGACGGCATTGGGCTCCGCCTGGCCAGTGACGCGGACCTTATCCATCGCCTTATAGATCGCATCGAGATTCGTATCGGCGCCACGGGCTTGGGTTTGTACGCCAGACGTATTCAGCGTGCCGCGCAGATCCGGCGGGGTGCCGCTGCCATTCAAGAGCTGGCCATCAAAGCGCTGTTGCACCAGAAAGCGCAAGCGCGAATCAATGTAGGCTTGGACCTGATCAACATCCTGTAATTGTTCATCCGTGACGACCAAGAACACCGGGATCTTCACGATCGGCGTAGTCCGTAGCGTGGTGCCCAGGCTTTGCTCGGGGAACGTGGTATTTTCGGCTCGCTCCGCGGCCGCGTTCGTGATGGCATTTTCCTCATACCAGGACACCTGGAACTGTGTGGCCGTGGCGGTGGGAAAAAGATCAATCACTTGCAGGGGCCGCATGGCGTACTCGGCCAGCCGGGGAATTGGCGTCGAATACGGTGGCCAGCCTGTGGTGGTCGTCATGACTTTGAGCTGATAGTCCTTATCCAGAAAGAGCTTCAAATCCCATTCAGGAAATTCCCGATCGAGCAGAACCTTGCCGCTGCGCTCGCCTGGCGGTGGATAGTGCTTCTTCACCCATTGCCCCACAGTGAGCATGGCATTCGGGATTTGCCCATTGGCCAGCATCTGATAGCCTTGCGGCACGGGGAGATAACTGGTGCCGTGACCATTGCCGTTGCTATAGCTACCCGCGTGCGTATGCGTCTCGTTGATTTGTTGCAGATCTTTATGGCGTTGTTCAATTTCCTGGGTCGTCTGCTCTAGTGTTTGTAGTGCCTTGACCTTATTGTGCAACTCTTTGAGCTCAGCATTCTTCTTGTCGAAAATTTCCCGTGCCGCCTGGTCGTCGGTCATATGCGCGAAGGCTTGCGCCTTGAGCAGATTCAAATCATTGTCACCCACCCGTGCTTCTTTGATAATCTTCATCAGGGCGGCTGACTTCGTGGCCAACTCGTTCATCGCTTCGGTAAGTTGTGACATAGAGATGCCTCCAGTGATGGAAAGTCGCGGCATATCAACCGCACGGTCGATAAGTCGCGCCGGAGACATCTCAATCTCAGGCGGGACAACGATAGGCCAGCCGCATGTCAACGGCTGACTGGGTGCAAGGTCTCTTGGATCGCATCAAATGTCGATTCAAACGATTCAATCAGCGCCGCATTGGCCGTCTGCTGCTGCACCTGACGCTCTGAGGCTTCTGCATCGAGCCAGCTCTGGACATCATGGGCTTCCTTGACCAGCGCCACCGTCTCTTCTGGGCTGGGGGCTGGTGGCAGCTTCACAGCGTAACGCAAACGCTCGAATTTCTTACTGGTTTCATCAATCATGGCAATGGTGTCATGACTCAGGCGCTTTTTGTGTTGGGCGCGCACCTCCTGGACAAAGGTTAAGTGGTCGATTTGCCGATCCAATAAGGTGATGAGTTGCTCCAGATTCAAGTCTTTGGCATCCGTCTGCGACGGCTCAGGCGTGGCCTGTATCTTTTCTTCCGCCTTGACCTCTAAGGTCCGCGTATTCTGCCCCGCCCCCCGTAACACCGGGCTCACCTCGGCCATATCTAAGCCTGGCCGTCCATCCGGCAGCGGCTTTAGAAAGCGGACACGCTCCCCGGCATGATCACCCATTTCCGCCGCGCCTTCATAAACGCGGAAGCCAAATGAATACTCCTGCCGCGCCGGGGGATGGTCATAGTCAAACTTGATGGCCGCGTGCCAGTCCTTGCCCTCCGTCGTGCCCAGGTTAAACGTGATGTCGGCCAGGGCCTCATTGCCCTGTTCGTACACATGCGCCTTGCCGAGGGGCACGGATTGCCAGTCATGCGCCCCCACCACCGGCACATGCTGCTCGCCAAAGAATCCCGGCATGATCACATCGCCGTCTTTATCCCTGACGCCCAGCGTGGCAATGACCACCGTGGCCTCGCCCGCGCCGACCTTTTTGATAGCGAATGCGCCCGATTTGCGCTCGATGGTCATTTACGCCTCTCCTACCGCTGCACCTAACGGCGCACTCGGCACCGCCGCCGCATGGAACACCAGCCCGACCGCGCATCGGCAGCTCGGATGCAGCGGCGGCGCCTGCAGGCCCCCAGGAAATGTTCCATGCAAGGCCACCTCTTCGCCGTCTAACGGCTCGCACAGCTCGCACAGCCGCTCGTCATCGGCCACAATCCAGACCTTAAATGTCGTCTGTCGGTCGAGCAGCCCTTGCATCTCGGCCTGGTCCCAGGCGATGATCTGGCCGGCATTGCTGGCCGTCAGGATCTCCGTGCGGGCGATATTGTCCGACCGTAGCCGCAACTGCGCCGCCGCGTAGCGTTCCACGCGCAGGGCCAGGCGTTCGGCGCCCACCCCCTCTTCCCGAAGCCGTTGCTCGAAGTGCGACACGGCCAGGGCCTGCCGGGAGTGCAAGCCGACGATGTCATGCACCTGCCGCGACACCTGTTGCCAGGTCATCTGCCCGCGCATCGAGGCCGTGACCAGATCCCGAATCGCCTCCTCGGTGTTGAGGGTGATCTCGCGTACCATTTTGGCCGCATGCTGCTGTGCCCACTGCACGGCACTGGGGTTGAGCACATCGAAGCGGTACAGCACATGCAAGTCCTGCATCAGCCCCCGCGCCGCCACCGCGCCCCCTTCCCCCGCCGCTTGCCGCAAGAGCGCCGTGGCCTCGGCTCCGAACGACGCCGCGAATTGGTCCCAGGGAATGGCCGCACTGGCGCCTGCCGCGTCGAAGATGCGCAGCGCCGCGTTGAGCGCCTCCTCGTCAATATTTGCTTTGGTCTGCTGCACCGCCCGCAAGAACGCCGCCCGCATCGACGGCTCCAGACGATTCAGCAGGCGATCCATGGCCGCCGGATCGGCTTTGGTCTGGTAGGGTGCCGCCTTGAGCGCTCGCTGCTCCACGTCGCCTTCGCCGTCGTTGGGCACGAGCTGCGGCCCCGTGGGTTGTGGGCGCTGCATCGGCTCACCGGCGGGGACCTCAATCATGGCGAACGTGCGCAGGTAGACCTTATCCGACTCCTCCGACTCCAGCCCCGCCGCGTCCCGCGCCTCATCCACGCGCATCCAGCCGCCCTGCACCGCCGCACTGAGGCGGGTGACTTTGGTGCCCTCCTCCTCTTGCAGGGCGCGCACCTCGCTATAGTCCCAGGTCACCCGGACCTTGCTGGTATCCTCGCCAAAGAGCGGCAGGAGCATACGCCCGAGCGTGGTGCCCATGACGCGCTGCATCGGAATCAGGCCATTGACCCAGCACATTTTCGTCTCTTCGGCCATGGTGGCCCCGACTTTGGTCTGCTCCAGACCCGTTCCATAGCCCACGACGGCGGCCCGGAAGCCCACGGCCGCGCACACCCGCTCCTCGGTCACATTGCGCAGGGCTGAGAGGTCAATCTCATTGGGGGCAAAGCCCAGGCGCTGCACCTTGAGCGGGCCATTGACCACGGCGGTCTGGCCCCGCGAATCCCCCGTAAAGCGCTCATCGAAGTAGTGCTTGATCAGCTCCGCTTGCTCGGACGTGATCACCGTGCCCTCGCCCCCCTGAGGATCGGGACTGATCAAGGTACTCGGCACGGCACTGTTGCGCAGCAACGTGGCCGTAAAGTTGGCGGCTTCGTCGTCCGTCCAGATGTCCCGCACAATAGCCCTTAGCGGCGGCAGGCCCAGCCGGGGATTGACCGGATCGAGGCTATGGCGAAAGTGAATCACTTCCTCAGGACGGAGCTGCTCGTAGCTGGCACCTTCCATGGGCGTATAGTCGTAGTAGCTGATGAATTCCGAGCCATCCGACTTCCAACGGGGCTGCACACACCACGGCGGCATCCACCACAGCTCGCCGGGCTCATTCGAGCGCCGCCGCAAGATCCGCCAATAGGCGTTGCCATCCCACAGGTAATCGCGCACCGTGGCCATCCACAGCACGCCCCCGTCGTACCAGGGATTCGCACGGTTGACCAGCTCCACGAGGGGATGGTCGTCGATCGTTTCCCAGGTGCCCTGTACCTGGCGCTGCACAATCAGCGTGGCTTCGGGAAACGTGCGCATGCCCCATTGCAACGCCGGCATGACGCTGCTGCTCAGCAGCCCATGGCCCACCTCGCCCGCATAATTATGCGCCGTGCGGGGCATGCCGATGACCCAGGAGGCCATGTGTGAGAGGAAGCGCGGGAAAAAGGTCTGGTCCGCCGCCTTGAGCTGCACGCCCTGGCCACTGATCGCCGCTTTCATGGTCTGGGCAAAACGTCGCGTTTCCATCACGCTCCCACCGGGGCAAACGTCCAGGCCGTGCCGACGCGCTCCCCCTTCAGCGTTTTGGTGAGCACGCCATGCGCCCCCGTACAGGCCACCACCTGATCATCATGTTTCGCGTCCGGGAAGTTCACCAGCTCATCCAGGAGCGCCTTATTCCAGGCCCCGCGCAAGATCCGCACCGCGCCCAATTCCGCGGCGCTGGCCAACGGCCCCGCCGCCAAATCCGTCTTAATGCGCTTCGGATGCGTGCGGACGATAAAGCCCTGCCGGGCCAGCTTCTTGGCCAGGTCCAAGGCCGTAATCTTGCCACTGGCACCCGGCTCTTGCTCAATCCCGATCTCCACCGCCTGGCCATCCTGGGATGCCGTGTGCAGGATCATGCGCTCCACGGCGCCGGGGCTGACCCGATCCCGCTGGATGTCGCACAGGGTAAAGCTCCCATCCGGGCTCATGGCCTCCAGGGCGCCCACCGTATAATCCGGGTCGGGACTCGTCGGGCTGGGCTCTGTGGCCGCTAAGTCCCAGAAGCGCACGTACTTCGAGCCCGGCGGCACCGCGTCCACCACGCCGAACCAGTGCGCTTTGAAGAATTCCCCCGCAGATGGCCGCGCCTTCCAATTCCCGAACCGCAGCCGGTTGCGCAAATAGCCCGCCTGCACCATCAACTTGGATTCATAGGTGGGATCAGCGGCCGTGCCAATGGGATTGTCGTCCATCGTCGACGGGATAAAGGTCACACTTTGCAGGCCCAGACATAGCGCCTCGCCATACGTGGCCTTGAGTTCGTCCGGCGAATCCGCCCACGCCAGCGAGTCATCCGGCAGGCGAATCATCCAGCGCAGCACGCCCGAGCGCTCGGGGATGGCATCGCCTTTGTCGTCAATCCACCAATCCAGGAAGCGCACCAGCCAGCTATCCGGCTCCGGGTTGCAGGTGGCGCGGCAGTAGGGCCGCACGCCACAGGTGGAGCGGTTGCGGCCCAGCAAGTAGAAGAATTGCCCCTCACTGAACTCCTCCAACTGATCCCACAGCAAGAGCGCAATCTGCGCCCCCAGCCAGGCGTGCTTATCATCCTCGTACTGCAGATGCGCAAAGGACACGGCGGCACCCGTGGGAAACTCCCACGTGAGCTCCCCCTTTTTCGGCACCCCCCCCAGCGGCCGATACAGGCCCTGGCTCTCATCCCACATGGCGCCTTCTTCCGTGATGCGATTATAGGTGCGCCGGAACGCGACCGCGCCAAAGCCGGGCACGCTGATATGCTTCAGCGGTTCGAGGAGCAGCGCATAGGTCTTGCCCCCATAGGCGGCGCCCCCGAAAATGGCAATATCCGCCGGCGTATCCGAAAAGACTTGTTGCTTGGGTTGCAGGCCCAGGCTCAGGGCCTCAAGGTGCGTGGCGAGTTCGCGTGCGGGCTGTCGGATCGGGGGATTGGCGGCCAACTCTTGGGCCAGCAGGCTATCCAGCGCGGCCAGGAGCACCATGCCCTCTTCGCTGAGCAACGCCTCTGGCACCATGAGCGGCATCAGGCCACCCTCCCACCGAGCATGAGCTGCAGGCGCTGCACAATCTGCTCAGGCGACAGGCCATATTTCTGCGCCATGGCTTCGATCTGGTTTTCCATACGGTCGATAATCTGGATTTTTTCGACGGGCTTGCCGTAGGCATAGGCAAAGATCAGCGGCTCCATGTGCGGAGCCTTGCCTTCGATGAGACGTTTCTTCAGGCTGGCTTGATACGTCCGGCTTTCCGTAATGCTTCGGCAGAAGTGCTTGATTTCAAAGCTGGCTTTATTCGGTATGCCTTTCGGGCGACCCGGAGAACCACCACGTTTGAGGTGTTTGTTTTGAGGGCGAACGGGTGCGGAAACCTCACGGTCAATGTTTCCGTGAGACTCAGAGGATTTCCTCTCCAGCGGCGTGTTGCCCGCCATGGGTGCAGTCCCATAGGCTATCCTGCCAGGATGGCTGCACTGTACCCGACCACCGATCGTCTTGTCAAGGCAGGGGCCAAAGTTTTTTTGCTCGCCGGCCTCCTCTCCCCTTGACACTCCCCCATTGAGGGACTATATTGATACATGACAGCAGGGACATCGGCAACTCACCCACAGGGGGCTACGGCCCCCAGGAGGATCTCATGCCCCTGACCCCAGAACCACGCCGGGCGATGACCGCCACCGACCTCCGCACCTTGCGTGCCCGCCTGGGCCTGACGCAAGCCCAACTGGCCGAGGCGTTGGGCGTCAGTGTGCGGGCCATCGAGAATTGGGAACAAGGGCTGCGGCGCATCCCCATGATCGCCGTCAAATGGTTGCCGCATCTCACCCAGGAGGCTCGACCATGAACGCGCTCCGCTCGCTGCTGTACTGGCTCGCCCGGCTGCTCGGGGACTACCAGGCGATCAGGAAAGGCCCCTCCGCCATGGCCCGCCGCTATGCCCGTAAGGTGACCGGGCGTCAGGCCGGCAAGCTCCTGCGCAAGCTTTAAGGTCCAGCGGGGGTCGCCTGGGCGGCCTCCCGCGCCGCAATCTTCGCGTTCAGCTCATCCAAGCGTAGCATCTCCCGCACCAACCCGCTGGTATCCCGATAGGTGGGAAAATTTGCCCCGCGACTGTTGGCTAATCCATAGTCAAAGCCCGCCCGATACTCCGGGTCCGTCACGTAGCGCTCCCGGTCGAAGCGCAAGCCGATAAAGGGCACCCCATAGGCCCACTGGCCGCTGCGGGTCGCATCCATGGCCCCCTGGTAGTGGGCACTACAACCGAGGAGCACGAAGAGTACCAGCAATCCTATCTTTCGCATCGTTCGCTCCTTTCCTGTCAGTATCCGCCAGTATCTGGTCCACGCACACCGCATATGGTATAATCACGTGTGCGGGCTAGGGGACGCCCGATAGCCGACTTCCAGAGGTCGGTTGCCCGCACGTCTGTTCCTCTGGATCATCCAACCTGTCTGGAGGTTGCTACGCATGGATACGTTCCCGAAGCTTACGCCTGCCCATTGGGACATGATCAAAGCGCATTATCATGGACGCTGTGTCTATTGTGGGAAGTCCTCACGATCACTCACGAAAGATCATGTGACGCCCAGAGCGGCACGAGGCCCCACGACGATGAGCAACATCGTCCCCGCCTGCCAGTCTTGTAATAGTCGCAAACGCGATGGCCTCCCGCTGATCCCTGTTCAGCCCTTGCTGGCGCTCTGCGACGAAGCAGATTGGCAGCACCTAGCCGGGGCCGAAACGCCGCGTAGAGGCCATCGCGGCAATGCGTGGTATCGCCGGGCCTGGGCACGGGTCATCCTCCAGCAGATCAAAGCCTTGCAAGCCCGAATCAGCCAGCATCACGCCCTCACGGCCGCGGTCATCAAACCCACACGTCCCAGACCACAAGAGCCGAAACCATCCACGGGAATACCCATTCCCTTGCCGCGGAGCTCACTCGAACGACATATCCACGATCGGTTAGGCGCTATGCTCACCTTGGTCAACTGCCATCCCTCCAGTCATGTCAATCTTGATAAGAAACGATCAAATAGAAACGCTACCCATGACTGATATTCCATAATATCAACAGGATACGAGTTGACAGAATTGAATATTATGGGATCCTAGCTCCGTCCCGGCCAGTTTTTTCCCGAAATGTCCTACAGCCCTCCCGGTTCACCCCCCGACTTGTCAGCCATTATACGTCTATGTCGTGTCCTGTCAGCGAATATCATGCGCCATAAACGTCCTACACTTGGCAAAATATCGTTGATAACGGGCGCGTAAAAGTGTATAAGAGAAGCACAAACGTTCATGCCGCACGCACACCGGAGGCCCAGCCTATGCAGCCACGCCGCAAGCCACCGAAAACCAAACCGCTGCGATTTCGCTTTGAGGAGGCCATGTATGATGAGTTGTTGGATTGTGCCAACCAGTTGCCCCGCCTGAAGTTGTCGGCCGCCGCCCGGCTGATCTTTCGCCTCGGCATTGACGCCTTCCATGCCCGTCAGCAGTCCTGCCCCGTGCATGACCATCACACGCAGCTCCTGATCCTGACGACCGAAGCCCGCCGCAAAGTGGAGGAAATTACCGCCATGCTCTTGATTCCACACGCGCGCTGTGGGCGCGACGAAAAACCTCTTGACAAGCCTAACCACATATCCTATGATAGCTAACATCGTGCAAGTTGTCAAGTGGTTCATGCTCCCCAATGCTGTGGAGAGGGTATGGCAGACCTGCTGATGGCAAAGAAAAAGCCCGTCCATCCAATTCGGTTTTCGCAACCCATGTGGGATGCCATCGAGAAGTCCCGCCGCGCCCACGCCCGTAAACACCCGGAAGATCAGCGCCCCAGCGTGGCGAAAACGATTCGGCGCTTGGTGCGCTTGTCCTTAGAGCGCGAAGGTTTTTTGCAGCCGGGAGAGGTCTCCGATGAGATAGAGTAGGCCGGCGCGCGCAGGGGCGCCTCGGAAACGCCCCCACGCGGTGAGAATGGTCTGTACCCCAGCGAGAGGTAACGATGACCACCTATCCGTATAGCGCATTTTGTAGGACAATTCAAGCAGAAAAACGAGGCGAGGCTCCGCGATCCGTGGAGTCTCGCCTTTTTTTTCGCCTGCCGCCGGCGAGGGGGTGCGCATGGCGCGCCTCTCGCTGACCCTCCCGGATGACCTCGTGGCCAGTATCGATCAGGCCGCTGCCCAGCAAGGGACGACGCGCACCTATGTCATCGAGCAAGCGCTGCGCGACTTTGACTGGGAAGCGTATGCCAGTGCGACCTATGGCGCCGAGCCGCTGCGGCTGCTGCGGCGCATTATTCAGGATTCGATTCGGCTGAGTGAAGCCTATCAGGCGGCACCCCCGCGCTAAGCCGTGCGCCCCACCGGGCACTGAGGCCCCATCCCTGCCAGGAGTCAGGGCCTCGACGGCGCCGGGCTGGCTCGGTGGGGGCATTCATCGTGCGAAAAGGAACGGCCTCCGGGCAGGGCACGCCACAGAGGCCGTCAGGAGCGACAACGAAGCATCCATCTATAGGCTAGGCGGGAGATCCCGCGTAGTCAAGAAGGACCTGCCCCATGAGTATTATCCGCGTCCAGAAGCGCCGTGAACATCCCTACGTCATCATGGAAACTACCGCATTGAATGACGAGCACCTGAGCTTCAGGGCGCGTGGTCTCCATGCCTACCTGATGAGTAAGCCGGACTCCTGGGAGGTCAACATTCGGCACCTCGAAGCGCAATCCAAGAGAGACGGGCGGCATGCCATACGCGCCACCCTGCAAGAGTTGGAGCGGGAAGGCTACATCCATCGGCAGCGGCAGCGCAACGAGAAAGGCCAGCTCGTGGGCTGGGTCACGGTCGTCTATGAATCGCCACGATTACGAGCACTGGATCAGGAAGATCGCACGCTCGATGAACCGACGTGCGAAATTCATACTTCGGTACCGAAGTCCGAAATTCCGACTTCGGAAAACCCGATGTCGGAAAACCCGAAGTCGGACAATCGCACACTAGTAATTAATGATTCTAGTCATTATGGAGAAAAACAAGAAAAAACTATTGATCCAAGTACTTGTGCATCGCCCGCAACAAGCGCGTGGCGAGCACGGTTTGACGAGTTCTGGCAAGCGTATCCGAAGAAGAAGGCCAAAGGCACAGCCCTGAAAGCCTGGGCAGCCCTGAAGCCCTCCCCGCACCTCATCGATACCATCCTCACCGCCATTGCGGCCCAGGCCAAGAGTCCCGATTGGCAGCGCGATAGCGGGCAATACATCCCCTTCCCGGCCTCATGGCTGAGTCAGCAGCGCTGGGAGGATGAAGTCAGCCGCGAAGTAATCAACGGTGTCGATATGGAAGAGTACCGGCGCCTGAATCGGGAGCGGGACGAACAGGAGGAGCGCGAAGCGAAAGAAAGGAGAGCCCGTGGAGAGTAGCGACCGCGCAGAATTTCAACGCATGCTTCAAGAGATGGCCGCCATGTATAAAGGCACCATCTATAACGACTTTTTCGCCGAAGCCTACTGGAAAATCCTGAAGAGTTACCGCATGGAGGCCGTCCGGCGTGCCTGCCTGGATCTGCTCGGCCATGAGATGCGCAAGCAAGTCATGCCCACCGCCGCCGAGATCAAGGCCATGGCCCGGCATCATGAGCCGAAACCGCAGCCCCTCGTGGTCGACCAGGACGAGGAACGTTGGCGGCGCCAGTATGACCACTGGCAGGCAGGAGACTTCAGCGACAAGGCCCTGGCGGAAGCGACGGCCATGAGCGATCAAGAGTTAGGGGTGGGGCTCGAAGAGCCGGCGACGTGGATACCCTGTCAGCATCCTGGCTGTCGCCATCGGCTGCGCTGGCCGTCAGACAGCATGGAGCGGCTGTGCCCACCGCACCGCGCCGACCATAGCCATGGCAAACCCGTCACCCGTGAGGACAAGCTCGCCATTGTGGCCGCCATGACGCCGAAAGGACGGGCCTTCGTCCGCTCCATCGTGCCGCAGTTGATGGCCGACATCCCCGTGACGGCCGAGGAAGCGGAATATACCGAAGGCCCGCGCCGTGACATGCCACCGATCCTGTCAACATACCTCAAAACCGTTGACGCCGCCACGGCTGACGCCATTCTGGAGAATTACCGCGATTGGAGGCGGTCATGACCCTGACCAAGGTTGGCCAGCGCTGGCACCTGGACGTGCCCGACATGCTGTTGGTGTTTACCCTGGACGAGATTGAAGCCGCGTGCCATCGCGGCAAAGCGTATCAACGGACCCTGGCGCGACAGGCGCGCGAAGCGCAGATGGCCGTGGCGGTGGAGGCCAAGCGCGAGGAGAGATGCCGATGACCGAGATGCCGATCACCCGTCAGTTGCCCGTGACGCTCACACCCGAGGAATGCCGCGCCCATGGGGAAACGCTGGCGCGGTTGGAGCGCACCTATGAACGGCAGGCCCAAGGCGCGAAAGACGCGGCCAAGGCGGCCAAAGAGGCGCTGGCCGAGGTGCGATGGCTCATCCTGGACCTGGCCGAGCGCATCGAGCGGCAGCAAGAGCTGCGGGAGGTGCCCTGCCAGGAACGCCCCAATGTGGCACGGCAATGCGTCGAGCTGATCCGCACCGACACCGGCGCCGTCGTCGAAGTGCGGCCCATGACGCTAGCCGATCATCAACTCAGCATGTGGGAAGGCGAGGAGGCGAGGCATGGCAACTAACGGATCACCCAAGCCCCCCTGGCGTCCCACGCCGGATGACCCATGGCCGTTTGGCAGGCCCCCGGTGGTGACGCCTGCACCGCAGCCAAAAGACGCCGCCGTGGAGGCGGGACGGGAGGGCCATCGATGAGCTATCTCCCCCGAGCTGACATCCTCGAGCGCCTCGACGCCTTCTACGACGTGCGGCTGATCAACCCCGACGTGATCCATGATGTGGATGTACAAGCACTCTGGGAGGTGATCGAGACGCTGCAGGAGGAGCTGACCACGTGCCTCGAAGCCGAGGAGGCGAGGATCAAGGGCCGGCTCGATGCGCTGATGGCGCAGCGGGAGCCTCGATGACCGCCC